TTGAAGTGCTGAATACGCTTTGCTTGCATCTTGAATCAGTACAGGCTTTGCCGCAAACTCTAAAGCTCTCCATTTACTCTCGGATGCTATAATATCAGAAACAATACCAAAACCTCCAACAGCTGCCATTGAATCAATAAAGTCATTTAACCCGTATTCTTCACCTTCAATAGAATGCTTATAATTTTCATCATAAACATCTTTACCGGCAAAGAAATCACTAAGACTATTTCTAGCCCACTGCACAAAGGTTCCACCAGCCATACCAGCTGCACCACCAAACATCATCTTCTTTTTACCGCCGTTAGCTGCATTTTTACTCTTTTTAGCTGCACCGCCGTTAGCCATCATTTTAGATTTTTTCTTAGCAGCGCCACCATTTGCCATCATTTTAGACTTCTTTCTGGCCGTGCCGCCGTTAGCCATCATTTTAGATTTCTTTCTAGCCATACCACCATTGGCCATCATCTTGGACTTCTTCCTTCTAGCTGCACCGCCGTTAGCCATCATCTTGGACTTCTTCCTTCTGGCAGCTCCACCATTAGCCATCATTTTAGATTTTTTCATCCCCGCCATTATCTTACTCCGCTTGGACTTTTATTATACTTAGTGCCTCGGGTTGCTTTACCCTTACCTTGAACAGTAGCCTGACCCAGACCAAAGATATCGCTATTAGTTTTAGTTAGAACAACTGGACCTTTAACAGGTTTAGATAGGTCTATCTTCTTAGGGGCAGGAAAAGAAACTGATTTATACTTGGTGGTATCTTTCATTTATATACCTTTTGTGGTTGAGTCGGAAGTTCTTACGTCTCTCAGTATATCCCTGTAGGTTCTATTATTTGAATCTTGGGCTTTAAGCAACGCTTCCTCCCTGTCTTGAGCAACCTTCATCTCTGCGATTGCTTCATTAGATTCTATTTTAGCCTGATCTACTTGAGCTCGTAAAGCGTCTGATTGTGCTCTTTGAGCTAGCTCTTGTTGTTTAAGTTGTACGATAGGATCTACTTGAGCGTTTTGTTGAGCTTTGATGAGAGCTTGCTGTTGGCCTGTTACCTGCTGGGCAGCGTTAGCTGCGGCAAGTGCTATCTCATTCATGACAGCTTGTTGTTGCTCAGGCGGCATATTCTGCATCTGGTCCATGGCTGGTAGTGGCTGGCCGAGAGCTTGTTCTACCTGCTGTTTGTAAACCATGGCTGTGCGTTCTTGTATATTTGCAGATATTGCTTGTATAGCGATCGGGTTCTGCTGCATCATCGGGTTCTGTAAAAATGCAGCATGGGCCGCGATATATGCATCTTGGTTCTGGAACTCAAACGCTTTTATAGGTTGACCTAAGATAGCTGACTGCTGTTCTGAGATAGGATCTCGAGGAGGAACAGTCGCTTGCTCAGGTAGTAGGAGCTCTATGTTTTTTATTTCTAGAGCTTCGTACATTCTTTTATACGCCTCTCTTAGATTATGTATCTGAGGGGCAGACTGAGCCATCTGTAGTTCTTGCTGAGCGAGCATGACCCTTTGAGCCATACTGAATATATTCGGGTCACTTACAGGCACGATATCTATACGATCATCAAAGTCTTGCTGTTTGATCGTGCTATCCGCTCCTGCTACAGCATACGGATACATGGGAGGTAGTGATCTAGAAAAAACTTTAGCTAATAAACGGAACTCTTTCTTTTGTGCAAAGTGTAACCGCTTATGTATAGCTGACATCACCTTGGTGCCACGCTCTAACATGGCCACGGTAGTACCCACAGGCAGCTGCTGACTACCAATATCCCCAACTTGCATGTCTGCTATACTGGCGAACCTTCTACCACTGTCAATCAACAGACCTAACAGTTGACTAAGGACGCTACTCGGCTCTTTATAAGGTAAAGGTAAGAGCGCATCACGTATCGCACCGCCTGGAACATCTACATCCCTAAATTCTCCGGGTCGTAAGGGCTCATCTTCGCCTTGTACCCGCATACCACGTGCTTTAAAGCCAGCAGGAAGGTTAGCAAGCGTTCCAGCATCAATAAGTTGACGTAAAATTGATGTTGCGGACTTAGTTAGCCCACCAATCATGTGAATTAAGCCGAAACCGTAAAAACCAAGCCCTGGCAAGAACTTATAGTGTACAAAATACTCTTTTTTACGGAATAAATCGTCTTCTTTTTGCCAATTACGTCGTATTGACAGTATTTCACCACTATCTTCTAGCACAGTGACGATATAAGGCACTGCGAAGTCGTAATCATCAATGCCTTCAAGTTCTAAATCAACATGAAACTCAATAACAGTGTAATCGTTGTAGTCACTGGTCGGTTTACTGAGCCCTTGTAACTCGTCGATCTTATCTTTCGCCTCATCGTACTCACCAGCCCCAGGATTACCGACATCTATGTCGCGATAACCACCGTTTAACTGCATTTTTCTAATGTCATTACCTGTCATAGTGATGACATGAGAGATTCTAGGCGAAGTTTCTAGGTTAGTTGTGTCATAACTTACGACTAAGTCCTCCGCTTTTACAAAAGCAGACGTCGCACGACCTAGTAATGCGTCAAAATATACTTTTTTGAAGGCAGAACCAGCTAAAGGCAGGTAAAAAAGTAGACTATCCATGTCTGGATCGTACTCTTGCATGACTTCAGTAATCTGATAGTTCATAAATTCCTTAACTCTTTGTGATTGAGCAAGGATTTGTGGTGTTTCTACACCTATTATGCGAGTAGAAACTGGTCCATTAGCAGGTAAAAGCTCTTTATACGCCTGTGCTTGGAACTGTGTGGCGGCTTCACTGAGAAGAGGGTGCGTTACACCACTCGCTCCGGGGAAAGGTGTGTCGCGTTCTTCCATTTTTATGCCGAGTAAATCTAAACCATCGGCAAAAGTTTGTAACCACTCGTCTCTAGATTCTTTATCTTCCTGAAACGCAGCCATCAGCTCAGCGGAAACTTCACGTAAACCAGATTCGTCCATGACTTCTGTTAAATTCATGTTGTGTTCGAGGTCTTGTACTTCCTCGATGTCGGGCATCGGTACTACGTTACCGTCATCACCAACCTGAAACTCAATATCCTCATCGTCTTCGTCGGGCAACTCAACAATTAACGTCTCTTCTGTTGCTTCAACTACGAGGGGTTCACCCTTATCGGGATATCTTTGTACTTCTATAGCCATAGATTTTTCCTATTTCTCAATAGTAACTTATTTTCTTACGGTAAAAAACTTCTTCTTCGTAGTCACTAGGCAGTTTGATAAACCCACCTTGCCTAAACCGCATGAGAGCTTGGGTAGTTGAGTCTACTAAGTCGTCGTGATCTCCTGCCGGAAAAGCTGCGCACTCTTCAATAACGTCATGTGCCCAGTTAGTGTCCGGATACCAGACCATGCCTGACTCAAACAGCGGAGCACAGCTATTGACTCTTGCTACTTTGTCACTACCTTTAGATGGCGTGAAGTTTTGAACAGGTATACCTACGTTGCGTAACTCTTGGGTCAACGGCATACCGGAAGCTTTACCTTCTATAATAACGACGTCAGGTTCCCAGTGTTCATATTGTTTAAACGCCTGAGCCTTTAACTCAGGGAAGTTATATTTACCTTTTACTACATCCAGTAGAATTATATGAGGAGCGTCTCCGTTATATATCTCATCACCGCCTAACCTACCGTCAGGATAAAACACTCCCCATGTAGTTATAGCGGAGTAGTCTGCCATCTCTGATTTTAAAAAAGCGGTATCGTAGCTTTGTATAATGTAGTCACACTCAGGTGGTCTTTCTTTTGGCCACTCCATCCACCACTCTCTTTTTATAAGTGCCCCCTCTTCTGATGTAGGGTTCTGCATATATTGAGCGTGCCACTTAGGTCCACCGCGCAAAGATGCTTTGACACCTTCTAGTTCATCAAGGGACCAGTACTGTGGCCACAACGGTTTACCACTAGGCAGTATGGCGGGTAGTTCTATTAACTCCCATTGATCTGCTTTCGGGTCTCGGGCAGCGTCTTTGAGTAGCCGACCTGTTAAATCGTTTACGTTCCACCGTGTCATAACGATAACGATAGAACCTCCTGGCTGTAAACGCTGTCGTGGACCAGAAGTGTACCACTCGTAAGTATCTTCCATAGACTTGGGGTTGAGCGCGTCTTGTTCTGAGTGAGGGTCGTCAATAATAAATAGATCCGCACCACGGCCAGCTAACGCACCGCCCACGCCAGCTGCGTAATACTCACCTTTAAGTTTAGCGTTTTGAGTATCTTGTGTTTCCCACTTACCTGCTGCTTTTGAGTCAGGATTAATAGCTACTGAATCAAAGATCCTTTGATAGTCTTCGGTAAGCATCAAGTCACGAATCTTACGACCGAACTTCACCGCTAAGTCTGCGGTGTGTGTTGCTTGTAGTATCTTGAGAGACGGATTACGTCCCACTAAATAAGCAGGAAATAAATGGCTAGCGAACTCTGACTTAGTATGCCTCGGTGGCATATTGATGATGAGCCTTTTTATTTTACCGCTGGCTATACGGTCAAACGCTTCAGCCATCTTTTTATGGTGAGCACCCTGTATGAACGATGGCCACTGAGACTTAACAAAGTGTAAGAAATTAGTTTGTGCGTTCTCTATCTCTTCTAGATCTTTTAACCTTTCGGCTAGTTCTAGGTGTTCTTTGAGAATGTCTTCTGGTAACTGGTCTAGGTTACTCAAGATTTTTTATTCGCGTTTATAAATCGACGGTAAACTTGTGCTGCGCTTGTTTTACCCGCTGCTTTTGCTCTTTGTTCCATGGCTATGGCTGCTTGTATTTTATGAGCTGGTGTACGTCTAGCTCTTTTTATTTTAGCCACACTGGCTTGCGCGTCTTTGACTGTAGCGAACTTTAACCCATGTATCGTGCCTTTAGGATCTTCATCTGTGTAGAGATCACTATGCTTTTTACTTTTAGCTGGCTGGCCTTTTTTACGTGGCACACGTGGATTATTTCTTCTCATAGATTATACCTTAGAGGAATCATGGAACGGACTAGCCCTCCCCTATTATAGACTATCCTACTAAATGCTTTTTTAAGTTCTGGGGTGAGTTGTATTTCTATAAACTCGTTTTTATTTTCGTCGACGTATTTTGTTGTAGGTACTTTGATTCCGTACTCAGCCTCTATCTGCTTGAGTCCTTTGTTAGTTTGTCTGCGGTAAGTGTCGGCCATGTTCCTTGCCCCCTTGGAAGGGGTTGAAGTAAAAACACCCGCGAGTGCTGGATCATTGTCTGTCATGGCTGCTAAGTCTTCGGTAAATATATCTGCTCTTGCAGGAGTGATCCGTTGACCTCTTTGTCTTGCTACTGAGTGAGAGTTTACTGGGAAGTGGACTTTGTCTGCACCTTCTTGTACGGCACGGTTGAGAGAAGTCTTCATATGTAAAGAGAACCAATCACTCGCGAGTGGTGGTGCCTTCATCTTAGAAAGATCACCTGCGTCTACAGGCTCCAACATTCCGGTAAGTTTTTGGCTATAATTACCGTATAAATCTTGACCAGCTAAACGAAGGTCTCTTTCTATATCGTTTAGGACAGAGTACTTCTCTCGCATGATGAGTTCGTTTATCAACTCTCTTGTGTTTATCGGTGATTCTAGATACGCAGAAACAAAGTCATCCGGATCTGTTATAATTTCTGCATCAAATAAATCTTTAGCTACCTGATTTACATAGTCTACAGTTTGTATCTGTGCTGATCGTAGATCTTCTCTAGTTGTTATAGTTAAGTTACGATCTGCGTCTGCACGAGCTACTAGGTTCTGTAGCTGCATCTCTATGTCTGGGATCTCTCGTATTAATTGTTCTCTATCGGCACGGAGCCTTTCCGGGTCTGGTTGTTCATAAGGCATGCGATCTTGTCTTGCATAAAACGATATGGCATTTGAAGCGTCTTCATATGCGCTTGCGTCTTTTAGCATCTGCTCTCTGGTGTCTAGATATCTTTTAGTTGTCGTGCCGTAGTTCTCAAGTACGTTGTTTCTTGCTGTTGTTAGTTCTGTTGCAAACTCATTCGCTACATTTTGAAAGTCCGAGAAGGTTGTGCCCTCTTTTAAATAAGGGGCAACTACAGGCTCAAACACTGGTCGTGCAACTACCAAGCCTCCAGTCGCGGTCAATAAATCTGTGTTTGTAAGATCCATGGCTACTTCGCTTAAACCAGTTCTGACATCTTCAACAGCGTTATCATATGCCATCTGAGGGTTCATCGTTCCTAAATATGGCCCCCTCAGTGTAGCTTTAGGGTTAGTCTTTATTTTCTCAGGACTGTCAAAACCGTAGATGCCGGACTGTCCTTCTGCTGGGATGTATACTTTTTCACCGCCTATATCATAAAGACCGGAGCGTGAAGTGTATATTCTGTTTGTAGTGTTTCTTGCGTCAACTGTGTCTTGGGCCATGCTCGTGAACGTACCGCCTGAACCAGCACCGACCTCACTGTGTCCGGGGGCAGAAAACATCTCACCATAAACAGGGCTGTGTATAGAATAACTCTCCTCTGAATATTTAAGAGGCATGAGTGTTTGCATGGCTTCTGATACTGTTTGAGCAGGTTCCTCTGTTGGAATATTGGGCATATATTCTAGATAACGGGGTCGACTCTCAAGGGTCGTTTGAGTTATGTCTCTAGAATCTATATTACGGCGAATGGTCGGTTTACTTTGAGCTATAGCATCCAGCACTTCTTGTATGGTAGCTTTGCCCTCTCTAAGTTCTTGCGGTATAAAGTCATCTAGCTGTCGTTTAAGGTTCTCTCTCGCTGGACCTTCTTTAACCGTAGCTATCGTGCTGTTTATGAGATTATTTACGTTGTACTTTTTATTAGGGTTCTGGAAGTTTTTATTACCCAGTATGGACTTTTCCGCGAGTGTTTCTACTAAGTATGGTTCACCTACAGTTCTATACTGTACGAAGTCCTCCATCAAAAAGTCTTCTCTTTGCCCTCCTGGATTATACTCCTCACTGGTCATCATGCTCAGTTCAGCTTCACCTCTTGCTTGAGGGTCTGTGTATGTTGTGACTACTGGTGTAGGTCGAACTGTTGGCTGAGTAGTTTGTGGTTGCGTGGGCTGTGGACCTGGCGATGGCTCAGGTAGTGACATTTGTAATTGTTCGGGTTCTGGGGTCGGGGTCTCGGGGGTCGGAGTCTCTGCCGGTTTAGGTCGAGGGAGTAATCCGCGATCTCTAAAATATCTTACGATCCTGCCGGCTGGTACAAAGGGTAGTAAGCTCGCACCAACAACAGCACCCCCAATATACGGTGCTCCTTGTTCCATGAGATATTT